TCTTGCATAATGCTTTCCTTAAGAGCTTTTACTTTCTCTTTACCTGGAACTTCCATTACCTTTGTAATACCTTTAGCTTTTTTAGGAGTTTGAGTCATTTGCTGAATACCTTTACCGTTCTTAGCTTTCTTCTTTTCTTTCTTTCCTAATGAATCTTCAGTGTTACCTTTAGCATCTTTCTTAATAACTTTCATCTCATTAGGCTTATCAGTTAAATTATTCTCTTTAACTTCTTTCATCTTCAAATCTTCATCCATAGCTTTTACAGCTTTGAAATTAGCTAATTGAAGTTGTTTGTAAGCATCTGGATCTTTTAAGATAGTATCTACTACTTTCTTTCTAGCTTTAATATAGTTCTCATCAGTAATCTCTGGCATTTGAGCTAATTCATATTGAATACCGCGATATACTTGGTAATAGTTTAATTGATCAATACCCGGTACTGGAGGAGTTTCTGCATTTGGATTATGTCCGTAAACACCTTCAGGTTTAGCTGCTTCAGATAAGATACGCTTACCTTTTAATATCTTTACTGTATCTTCAAAAGAAGATACCGGAGATATATGTTGAGGGAACTGCATACGAACATTACGCATGAAGTTTTGTTTTGACATTTTACCTTCTAAAAGGTCTGTATACTGTTTTTGTATATTTTTCATACTAATAAATATCTTTATCTGCCTTGGCCCCTATATTGTTTAGGTCTCGGGCTATGTTTGTTAAAACTCTTTTGTGCTGAACCTACTTTTCTTTTACCGAATGAAACTTTGGTACTGTTACCTGCTGATTTCGCTTTTGCCATTATTTAAGACCTTTTACTTTTGTATAAACTTCGACAACCTTTGAGTGAATTCTTTCAAAAACCTTCTTAGTATTATGTTTATACTCTACATTCGCTTCTCCTTCTGAAAGATCGTTTCTCATTTGGGAAGTAAATTCAAGTAACTTAGTAACTTCGTCTAACTTGTGTTGTATCATCTTAGCTGCTTGATGTAATTGATCTGGTTTAGATCTCATTGCAGCTTCTTTTTTAAATTGATTGTAAGCTCTTGATTCTTCTAAAGCTTCTTTCCATAACATATCTACATCGATACCTTTCATTTGCTTTCCAGCTTCTTCAGCATTAGGTGCTTTAGTAAATCCAACGCTAGAATAAGCATTAAGGTTTTTAGAACCTTGACTGTTTGTCTTTGCAGGAGAGCCAGCAAGACGCGGTGCATCTTCGTCTATACCTCCTGAAAGTCTTTTATAATTCCACATTGCAAGTTTACGAATCATTTCAATATCGTCTTTTGCAGTAAAATCAAAATCATCTCCTACTCCGTAAAAGCTCCCATCTGGCTTAGCATAAATTTTAACTAATCCGTCTTTACCGTCGTATATTGCTATTTCATCGTCTTCAAAAGTTCCTTCTTGATACTTTTTCTTTCTAGTACCTGCTGCATATTGCTCGCCGTTACCTGGTGTAAACGTAGCACCGTTTGTAACGCCTCCGCCTGTAGTAGAACCGCCAGCAGGAGCTGCTGCTCCGTCTTCTGTTAAACCTAAAGTTTGCTTCATAATCTCTAAAGCTCTATCTGGTTTAATTAATCCTTTCTCGATTAGTACTAAAGTATACTTAATAAGCTCCTCATCAGCACCAAGCTTTTTCATATAATTCTCCAACCAATTTGGATCTACTTCTTCCCTTAAGTACTGTGTAGCAAATTGATTATTCATTATTTTGTAGCTTTTAACTCGCTGATTAATTGGTAATATTGCATTAGGCCGATAAGTACTTCATCCTTAATAGATTCGTTAACGGCTATCGGTTTGATAAAGTTTAACACTTCATTTAATTTAATTTGAAGTACTTTATCTTTTGTAGTCTCTTTAAATCCTATAATTTCAGTTTTTACTTCTAATAATCTAGTATTTAAGTAGGTTTTTAGCTTTTTAGTATCTGAAATATTGTTAATATATTCTTTTAGTAAGTCTCTCTGTTCTCTAGAAAGAGAGGAGTATTTTTCGTTGAACCTTTCAACTAAAATCTTATAGGCAAGCACTCTAATTTCTTTATCTTCCTTCATAAACTCCTCAACTACCTTAGAAGCTACCTTTCTTTCAGTCAAAGTTTCCTTTGTAATATGTTCTAATAAGCTTAACTTATTGGTAATGATTTGTTTAGTGTCATTCATCACGGAACTTAATTGATTTTCGATAAGCGTATACACAGAAGCGTAAACTTTATATGCTTCTATCTTTGCTTTAAAGAAATTATCTAATTCGTAGTGTTTTTTGATCTCTCTGATCAAGTTATACTTCTCTTTATCTAATTTTTCTCTGTCTAGTTTCTTAGCTTGCTCGATAATAGTGTTAACTAGTACCTCAGCTTTAGATTCATTAAGTTTTGGAGCGTTTAACACTGTGCTATATAGGTTATATTCCTTACTTAACTCCGTGTTTGTAAAGTACTTCTTAAATATTTTTACGGCTTTTGAGTCTATGTTAGACATCAAGTCAGAAGTTGATTGTCTGACAAGAAGTTCAAATAGAACCCCTGTATTTTTGTATTTGCTATGTTTGATCATTACTTTTTAGCTTACTAATAAATATCAATGTGTTATACTAAATCCGAATCCGGTCTAATAAGGGCTTCGTTGAGCAATTGACTCGGTTCTTCGTATAGATTCACTCTTTTTCCATTGAATAACTTCTTTAAAGACTCTTTATTCTGTAGAAAAGACGACATTGTTCTGTTTCTCTCCTCTTTCAACATTGCCTTCTCACTAGTTTCTTTCAAAGCTAATGGACTTCCGCCGTGAAACTTGTTTTTTAACGTGTTTCCAGCTTCGCCTGTCTGCGGTTTTGATTTCAAATCGTATACTCCCATTCTATCTCTTCCTAAAGGATCTTCTGCTGTATTAATTAGAGATACTTTCTCTTCTGGTCTACCTGGAAGCTTAGTGGGCTCTGAAGGATTTGTTTCATCGTATCCTTGAGGTACATTATTACCGCTAAGAGGTGCGCTACCATATCCACCGTACATTGAAGCGATTTGGTGAGGTGTACCGTAAGCTTGTCCTGATTCTGCTGGATCATTGCCTTCTTCAGCAATTTGATTCATTCTAAAGGCGCGTTTCTTATCTTCAACGATTAGATCGCGATATTCATCGAACTCCTCTTCAGAGAACTGGAATAATTTATCGTAAATCCAGTCTGTAGGTAAGAAACTAGTCTCCATCATCTGTGCAGCCAGGTCCATCTTCTCTTTCATTAATGCAATTCTCTCTTGTTCGTAGATAATAGATGGAGTAGTTAGTGCTAATTCAAAATTAGTAAGAGATTCATCGTCATATCCGTGTGCATATAAGTGTACTAATGCAATTTTAGTTAATTCACTAACAACAATACGTTGAATTCTCTCAATAGTACGTGCAAAGCGAATATCTTCTGCTGCAAGTGTAGCTTTACCTGTTAAATCCTTTTCGTATCCTAAGAAAGCTTTAGGGACTTTTAATGCTGCGAATAGTTTGTTAAGTAAGTAGTTAATATCTTCAATCCCGTTATATTCCAAAGGCGGAGCATTGTCTATCCTTGTAGATTGATCATTACCGCGAACAGGGATGAAGAAATCTTCAAGCATATTCTGAACGTTGTAATTTAAGTTATATTGTCCTGTTTTAGCATCAATAAGAGGAGTTTTCTTCATCTTAGAGATCATACGTTGCATGTAGTTCTCAACTTCATTAGGAGGGATAGCACCAACGTTAACGTAAAAGATCCTTCTTTGAGGTGCACGAGTTAATCTGTGTACCATCATCGCATCTTCCATCAAAACGTATTGCTTATAGATCTTACGTCCTGGTTCTAAGTAAGAACGCCCGTAAGGTAGGTAGTTGATATCGCCTATCAATCTTAAGTGAGCCATCTCGTAGTTATAGAAGGTAATACCTAAGTCTGTATTTTGATAAGACGTAGAATAACCTGCTGTTGCACCTAATGCTGCAGTAGGATCATATTTGAAAATAACTTCTGATGGATTCTTTGGATTAGTTCCTTCAAGTCTTACGATATTGTAAGCTGAGAATGGAATTACATTGTAAACTCCGTACTTCTCTGCTACTTCTAACTTAAGGAAAAAATCACCATACTTACACATGTTTCTAATCCAGAACCAGAGATTGAATTCAACGTTAAGTATGTCGTAGAAAAGGCTATAAAGTATCTTTTGAATGTTTTCGTCAGCTGATCTAATTTGTATGACATCTCCTTGGGTGTTTTTAAGTGTACATTCGTCTGCAATAATATCTAATGCTGAAGCAATAATTGGATCCGTGTCCATGGCTTCATAATCGGCGTAAATCTGAACACGTGCTGACTGATAGTTCTGTGCAAGGTTTAAATTAACGCCATAAGATGTAGAAGTCGTATAAATACGGTTAAAACGATCGACAAGTGCATTGGTTTGAAGCACACCGTCTACTTGAATATTGTCTACATCTACCGTTCTAAGCTGTCCTCCATCATTTCTGATGATAACATCAGTAGAAAACAACCTTTTAAGGGTTGAAAAGAGGTTTCTCTGCGGTTGTTGGTTTTGTTCTTCTGCCATATCTAATAAATATCTTCGTTATAGAAGCCACGTTATGTCATCGTGACCATTCCCCGATGGCATTTGCCATGGGTTTTGTTGATTACTGTAATTTCCTCCGTTATAAACTTCAAATCCTCCTCCGCTATTTCCCCCCGTCTTACTATATCCGTTGAGACTTGCATAAGTTAAGTCCATAGCCGTTTGTCTAAATCTAATGGCTGTATCGCGTAAAAACAACCCAATAAACCAAGCCATTGCTAGATCGTCATTATATCCTTGTAGAGCTTGTGCCCTAGCGTCTGCATTTTCTCTTCCTTTCCATATAAACACTCTCAATTCGTCTAATAATCTCTGAGATCTAATCACTACCGTTCTTTCTTCAATAAAAGATCTAGCTTTATTAATTAAGAGAGGTCTTGTTCTCGAGTTAGTACCGAATCCAGGTACCATTCCGTCGCCTCTATCGTATTTTGCAACGTAAAGATCAATTTGGGTACCTACAAGTTCTGATTTAGGCGAATAATATAAGTTAGAATAGCCGATTTCCTGAATAGTAGTCACTACGTCCCATCCGATATTAGCATTCTCTACTACAAGTAAAGCGCTATTCCACTTAATAGCTTCAGAAACTAGTCTACGGGCAAACTCCTTTGTAGATAATTGATCTTTAAACTCAGCAACCTGTACCATTGTTTCGATTTCCATAACATGGAAGGCTGAAAAGTCTTGTCCATCACCTCTCGCTACGTCGGCTACTACCAAATAAGTCCTCATCGGATCCGGATAATCCCAAACCCAGTAAGCTTGATTCATTTCTGATCTCTCTTTC